CCCCAGTATAACCAAAAGACTCGGCTTCTGTCTGGGCGGCTTGGGAGGGAGTTTCAACGGCAGGCGCTGAGACCTCAACCGCTGAGACCTCAGCCGCAGGTGGCCCTTCCCCTAGAGCTGCTGATATATCAGCAGCCTGGGTCAAGTCTAAGTCACTAGGCAGACCACGCTCCTCTGCCGCCTCTTGGGCTGTACCAAGAGGGTCTGCTCGTTGGGCTGCAAGTCTATTTGCCCGCTCGACATTCCTAACATTCTCTTCATGTATGGGCTCTGCAAGACCGCTGAGAGCTTCGAACAGGGTCTCCTGGTATGGAGAGGAACTAGCCCTGGCGTTACGGGCGGCTGTAAGCATCATCTGCTGTATCTGATCCGACGTGACCAGACCGGCGAATCTGCCCTTACCACCAATCCCTTCAGACAGTTCCCTGTTTAACTCAGACACCTGTTTCTTGAACCCTGCCTCCCTGGATTCTTGGCCTGCTACTATCTGCTTTTGAGCCGCCTCGGGGTCATAAGGAACAGGTTTAGCAATTTTGGCACCTGTGGCAGTTGTCCTACCACTAGTAGTAGCAGAATAGGCGTCATCGACGGCAGCGGTGCCAGTCACGACATCCTCACCAGTCGCTATGTCCGTACCTATAGGAGTCTTCCCAGTCTGCTTGTTCAGGTCTAACTGGTACTGCCGCTCGGTCGCCTCCATCTTCTGGTTGAGCTCCTCGAGCTTGAGCTCCCAGGTACGGTTGCTCTCCTCTTGCTTCTGGGTGAACTGGTCACGCTGCAACTGGAGCTTGTCCCGCTGCAACTGGGCTTCCTCAGTCTGCTTCTGCACCTGGAGTTGGAGCTCATCTGTGAGGGGTGTCTGACCGGCACGGTGGCGGGCCATGTACTGCTGCTGCTCTTCAGCCGTGGGTGGACGGCCACCACGGAGGCGCTGCTGGAACTCGTTGTAGGCCTTGACCAGGAAGTCTGGCTGGGGGCCTATCCGCTGGACGACACCTGGAGGTGGCGGGGCGACTGGGGTCTCGCCACGGGCTATTGAGGAGACCAGTTGCTGGTCGGCAGGGGAGCGGGCGTAGGACAGGGCAGCGTCAAAAGCCTCCTTGGCGGTGGGGCGAGTGGCGAAGTCCTGGAACGCCAGGGCCTTGTCGAAGTCGCCGTCGATGAGGGCCTGGGCGATGATCTCGTTGATGTTGGGGGCACGGGTCTGGGAGATCTGACCGCCTGGCTGCTGTAGGAGTTGCAAGCCGTCACGGGTTATGACGCCGGGGTCGAACTGGCGAGTGAGTTCCCTGATTTCGCCGCCGAGCTGTTGGAGGAACTCCCGTCCCCCCTCCCGGATTATCCCAGGTTGGAACTCACGGGCCAGTGGGTGCAGGTTACCGCTAGTGTCACGGACGAACTGGCGGCCACCCTGTGTGACTACCTCAGATTTGTAGTCGGGGGTGAACGGGCGCAGGGAGCCGTCAGGCTGCTGAATCATCCATTGACCGGAGGCCGGGTCCTGTATCACCTCACCGGGAGTGACTTCCTCCTCGGGTGCCTTCAGGAAGAACTTGCCGCTGTTGGGGTCGTAGGTGGGAGTGTGTCCCCTGAGCCCCAGGCGGTCAGCCTCGGCCTGGGCTTCTTCCTCGCTGTCGAACCGGCCTGCTTGTGGGGTGGGTTGCTTGGTACGCTGGAGGAACCAGAGGCCTGATTCACTATGCCTGATAGCCTCGTAGTCGGTCAGCCCCTGGGTGCTCTTGACCTGTTTAGCCTCAGCCTCGGTCTTGAAGGAGCCTGGGTAACGCTCACTGATGTCTGCTTTTACTTTGGGCTTCTCCAGGAGTATCCGACCAGTTGGGCCATCCCTTCTGACCTCGTAGCCCGCCCATTCAGGGTTATCCTGCTGGAACTTGATAACCTCAGCCATGTCACCGAATGTGCCAGGGTACCTGTCAACCTCGGGTTCCTTCTTGGGGACTATCCTGTAGCCGTCTTCCCGAGGCTGGTACTCTATCTCGTGGCTGATAAGAAGGCCTCGTTGAGTTATGGCATTTTCACCGGCCTTCCTTGAGGCGAACAGGGTAGGGTCTTCAACCTTCTTGGGCTCGTAACGGAGAGTCTTGACCTGGATACCCCTGGCATCGATCGTGTATATCGGGTACGCCCAGCTATCGCCAACGTCAAGTCTATCGCCAACCTCGATAGCTTCAATGACCGGAGGCTTACCTTTCGTTCCAAAGTAGAATAGGTTGTTCTTGGTGTAGGTCGTCAGGTTATGGCGCTTTGCCAGGATATCCCAACTATTGGCGTTGGCGGGATCTAAATATCCAGGCTGGCCTTTCGGAGGGCTAAAACCCTCAATGGCTGCCTTAATAGCGTCTCCGACGCTCTTTTTACCCGACTGAGCACCCTCCAGCTTCAGTCGCACTAATTCGTTAAACGCAGCAGTTAGGTCTAATGGCGCTGCATGCCCCGGTGTGTGTGGCATTACAGCCCTCCTTGTCCAGGCAGTTGCTGCTGAGGCATCTGAGCCTGCTGTGGCATCTGCTGTGGAGCCTGTGGCTGCTTTCCACCGATAGCCTGCAACATGGCCTCGGGGCCATTCTCCTCGATGTACTGTCGCCGCTGCTCCGGGGACATACGCTCGAACCTATCCCGGACGTACTGGCGCTTGCTTACCCGCTCCTGCATGAAGGGGATAGGGTCAGCCTTCCTGGCTATCTTGCGTAGAACGGAGATCTCTTCTTTGACTGACAGTATGGCGTCGGTGAACTCGTTTACTTTAGGCACGGTTAGCTCCTACTCGGGCGGGTGGAAGGGTGTTCGGGGTCAGTCCCTGGCGCAGTTGGCCGTCTACCTGGCCGTTGGGCGGACCCGCGCCGACTGGCATGCCGTCAGGGCCTACCAGTTGGCCACCGGCGTCGGGTTGCCCACCCTGGGACATGGCTATGGCACGTTCTACCAGGGACTCTATGCCCTCCTCCCTGGCTACCTCCATGGCCATCGCCTGATGTACTAGGGGGTTCTTGCGTACCCAGTCCATGAGCAGGCGTTTGCGCTCACCACTGGCGTCCTCGAGCTTGGCGTCCGATGACCAGTAGGTCTCGGCGGACTTGAGACCGGCGGCTACTTCCTGCATGCCGAGTTGGCGCTGCTGGAGCTGTAGGACGGGGTCTACCAGATCGAAGGAGACGTAGACGGAATAGTCCGACTCTATATAGGAAGGGCGGATGGCCTTACCCCGGACGCTGAGGTCCAGGTCAAGGAGGTCGATTAGTTGGAGTATCTGGGAGCCTGCCACGGAGGCCAGGTGCTCGAGTTGGCGGGCTACTGATACGAACTTGCGCCCGGCGGCTGTGGAGAGGATGGCTTGTTGGCCCACGGTGGAGACGCCCTGTTCACGGACACCTGCCAGGGCTCGGGAGAAGGTGCCTTCCTCTATGTCACGGGACAGCCACTCCTCGGTCTGGAACATCCAGCGGGGCAGTTGGGGGATCTCCATACGCCAGACGTCGCCCCGGTTGGCCATCTCGATTATGTCGCCCTGGTCGAGCTGGTCCCGGAGCTCTTCGGCCCCCATGCTGGTGCCGATGGGGTTGAAACTGGCGTCCATGAGGGCGTTGTGGCGGCCACTGACAGCCTGGGCCTGGGCACGGATGTCTGATAGTACGGAGTCTAGTATGCCGACGGCTAGATTGGCGGGGTCGATGCGGTCGGAGTTGGTAGGTTCCTGTCCAAAGCCTGCGTAGGCGTGAGCGTAGGGCACGAATCCCCAGGTGTTCTTCTCCGTGAACAAGAGACGCTTGGTGCTGTGGTACTCCCGCCCGGTACTGGCGACGTGGCCGGAGACCATCATGGCATGCCAGCACTCGGTCCAGTACTCGTCTACCAGGATCATCTCGAAGGGCCGGTTGTTGCGTACCTCCCAGATGTCCACGGGGCGGCCACGGCTCTTGCGGGCCATGGTGAGTTCGTGCAGGTCCTGGGAGAACCGGCGGGCATGGCGTATGGCTATGCGGGGGCGCTTTTCCCAGGGGTCCAGTAGGATACGGGCCGGGTGTGGGGAACGGGTGCGGAAGGGCATGGCCGTCTTCCGGTAGTGCTGGTGCAGTCGCTGGGCGGCAGCCCATTCGTCGTCGGGTGTGCCTGGCTCTCGAGTGGGCTCGTCGGCCCGGCGCTGTAGTACGGTGGAATCCAGGCCCAGCTCGTGGATGGAGTAGCCCAGATGGACCAGGTTCTTTCCCTCCTGTTTCCAGGTCAGGGCAGGCTCGAGCAAGGAGGCTTCATCCAGTATGGCCTTGAGGGCTTCCTCTACGCGGTCGGCATTGGTCCGGGACTCCTCGGTCTGGCGGGCCGGGTGCCGGTGGGGGGTGGGTTCGCTGGCCAGTTGGTGGTCTACGGCGTTGTCTACGAGGGAGGTAGGACGGGCCGGTTTGAGCCAGCCGGGCCGGGTATGTGACTCCTCGCCGTCCCATATGGAATAGGTGCGGAAGTAGTAGGAGTCATACTGCTCCCATTTACGGTGGGCAGCGGCCCAGACTTCCTTCAGATGGGAACGGTAGGAATCGATGACGTTGGCGTCTGGCTCGTCGTCAAAGCTGTGAAAGGGCATTAAGACCACCTGCTCCAGGAACGTCGTCCCCGGCGGATGCGGTTAGGATCCCGTCCACGGTCGGAGGCTGCGGGCCGGGCGAACTGTCGCAGTTGCCAGGCTATGCCCACGGCCATGGGGTAGTCGTCGTGGGTGCCGGTCTGGGCTTCCACTCTCCCCCGCTTATCCGGGTTACGGATGACGGTGAAGAACTGGGCTAGACCTGCGCTGTTGGGCACGGTTAATGCCCGGCTGTGGACGGCCTCGATGAGGTCTCCCCACAGGACGTAGCGGCTGCCGTGGGTACCGCCTGCTGTGTCGTAGGTGTGCCAGCCAGGCTGACTGTCGCCACGGAAGTATAGTCGCCGGTAGCGGAGTTCCTGTGCCATGGTGATGGTCAGGATGCCCCAGTCGTTGTCCTCGATTCCCCAGATAGGGGACCCGTACTGGTTCAGCAGTTCAACCGAGGCCACTGCCAGCTCGGACGGGTTGAGGACCTGGGAGCATATGTCGGCGGCGACGTAGCCGGTTACGGTATCCACTATAACAGTTACGGCGTAGTCGTGGCCAGTGCCGTGGGAGGTGTCGGTCCCGGCGGCGTAGCGTTTGCCGGGCTGGAATGGCTGGTATATGTTGACCTGGACGCCGTTGCCCATGGTGGGGGTCTCGACGGGCTCCTTGATGTCCTGCTTCATACGGATCAGGACCTCCAGGTCGAAGGCTGCCAGGGCACGGGCGGGGGCGAATGCCTCCTCCTCGCTGTCCGGGTGCTCCTTCTGGAAGAGGGCCTGGTCGGGGTACTGGAGCTTGCGCTCGTCGTACCACTCCTGGGTCCTGTGGGGACGGGAGCGCCACCCGAAGAACAGCTTGCTGAAGCCGTTGCGGGGGGCGGACTGGTAGAGCTGCTGGAACAGGCTGCCCATGTGGTACGGGCTGACTGTGGATGTGATTATGAGCTGGCCGTTGTTGTCGTCCAGGCCTGGCTTGACGGAGTTGTAGCAGGCGTCCAGGTACTCGTGGAAGTCGGCCTCGTCTATGACTACGAGGGTGGGGTTCAGGCCACGCCCGGCGGACTCGGTGGAGGGCTGGGTGATTATCCGGCTGCCCGACTTGAAGGTCATCTGCTCCCGGTTGTCTGGCTGGGCCAGAGTCTCCCGGAGCTCGAGGGGCAGGGCCTCGTGGGTGGCACGGGACTTGGACAGGAACTCCCAGGCGTCACGCTCCCCTTTGCTGAAGACCAGGGCCAGGGCATTGGGGGTGAAGCTGGCGTGGTGCAGGACGTAGGCTGCCAGGGTGGTGGTGATGCCGATCTGCCGGGACTTGGCCCAGATGACCAGGCGGCTGTTGGACAGGGTGGTGTGCGCCTGTTGCAGGTGGGGCCACTCCTGGAGGGGGACCATCCCGGTGCCGGGCTCTATTATCTGTACGAAGGGTACGAAATGGACAAACTCACGCTTGGCCATCTCGATACGGGCACGGCGGCCTGCTTCCTGTAGGTCCTCGGGGGACAGGTTGTCGATGGCGGTGGCTTCCAAGGCTATCGGCGCTTGGGTTTCTTGACGCCGGACTTGCTGGCTGCCTTGGGGTAGGGGAGCTGCTTGGTCTTGGCACCGGGTCGGCTGACTTTTGGCATGGCGGCCTCCTTCGCTAGGGATAGGTTACGGCGTGGGGGGGCGGGGTGTCAACCCAGGGCGACCCAGTCTTACTGTCGTACTGTCTAACTGTCTAACTGTCACTGTCTAACTGTTGAACTGTCACTGTTGTACTGTCTTACTGTAATACTGTTACTGGGTTAACCTCCGAGGGCTCGGGTTAACCGTTAACCGTTAACCAAAATGAGGCCCGGTTAACGGTTAACCGTTAACCGGGCATAGATTTGTTAACTATGGCATAGGGACTGTGCGCTTATGATAAGAGAGGCTGTGGGCCTGTGAGACTGTTGTAGGAGTGACAGTGGTATGTGAGATCTGCGTTACATAGGCACAAAGGGGTCCCACTGGGGGGGGTGGTGTTTTGGAGACAGGCTGGCGAAGGCCCCCTCTACCCCATTTCCTCGGGCGGCCTGATGGTACCAGCCGGGTGCCCAGGGGTCCGGGAATTCGCCCTAGCAGGTAGAACA